CAATCCGCCAATCATGTGGATTAATCCAAAGCCATAAAATCCTAGTCCCGGTAGAAATTTGAAATGTACAAAATATTGGATCTTATTTCTTTTTGGATCTGTAGGTTCGTAGTTTCTACGAATAGCTAAAACTTTTCTTGAAGTCTCATCGACAGTCACAACGTAAGGTAGTTTAATTCCTGTTGGATTTAATTCTGCATCTTTATCTTCAAAACCTTCTAAATCTAAATTAACATGACACTCTAACAAAGTAAAAATTGTTTCTTGCTTACCAGTTTTTTTACTACCTTCTAATTCTCTTTCTTTATTTTCTACTTCGTCCTTAGTAACACTTTGTGGTTTTTCTAATTCAATATCAGAATAAAAACCATTAACTTGTTGTTTTCTTAAATCATTTTCTGAAATTTTTAGTGTATGAATAATCGCTTCCGCATCCTCTAATGAGGTAGCAGAATACGGAACGACTAAATCATCTGCTGGGATAAACTTAGATACAGCTCTTCCCAATAAATCGTCATAATAAATTTTTTTAAATGTAGATCCAGCTAATGGTAAATGAAATAACATTTGATCAAATTCTGGTTCATACTCTTCCATTTTTTCCATCAACTCATAGTTCATATAATCTTTAACACGATTAGCTTGAGCTTCTTTTTCTCTGTCAGGATTACCAACTATCTGAGTTCTAACCGGTCCTTCTGCAGGTAATAATTCTTTATAAGCTCCAGCTTGAAACTGTGTAACTGCTTCTGCAAGAACTGGGTGGGTTGCACCACTAGCTCCTTGAAAAGGTTCTGTTCTGTTTTCATATTTAAATCCTAAAAGATCTAAACCAGTTGTGTATGATTGTTCCCATTCTTTTCTAGAAGATTTATAATCCATGTAGTTTTCTACAAGTTCAGATCCAATTGGATCTGTAATATCTTCTGGTAATAATTCTGCTAAGTTATCGAAGTGACTTTCTGTCCCTTCCATATTAACTTTACTTGGATCAAAGTTAACTTCAACGCTTCCATCTTCATTAGGTGTGACCTCGACTCCAGGATCTTGGGCCTCTAAAGATTTCTCTTGTTCAATTTCTATTTCTTCTTGAGGATCAACCTCGATCGATGTTTTTACGTTTGGTAACGATTTGTCTATATCTGCCATTTATTTTCTCCGGTGTATCTTCTACCTTAACCTGTTTTAAAGGAATATTCAACCCCTGTGGATTGGGCCCTCTTTTAGGTGGTATTGTTTTAGTTAGTTTTTTCATTTTTTAAGTGTTAAAGAATCAGGGTCACCTACTTCTTCTAAAATTTCTTCTATGTTATCTAGACCATCTTCTGAGTCAGTTAGTTTACCTTCACCGTCTGTTCTTACAGTATACTCATCATATTCATCTGCTGGTTTTACTTTAGTAGTTTCATCAGCTCTACCAGGGCTATAAGTCATGTACTCATCTGATACTATACCATCTTGATCATAGAACACACCTTCGTTTCTTTTTCTAATTACAATATTACCTGTTCCTAAATCTTCGGTCATCATATAATCTTTATATGATGTAACAACTTCTCTCTCTTGTGTTGAAGCTTTTTTTGTTATGTCATCACCCATAAATCTAATTTTTTCTGCAAGTTTAAAAAAATATGGTGGAGGATAAGTTCCTACTGTATCTTTTGCAACTTTTTCTGCAACTTTAGTTGTTGTTGCAAGTTCATCTCCAAAGCCTAACATCTTAGCAAGAATAACTGCACCCCCTGCGCCCGTTGCTTTTAAAAAATCTCTACGTGTTAGATTCTGTGTTGATAATACTTCATCAATTTCTTTATCCATAATTTCTTTTGTCGTATCATTTACAGGTAGCTTTCTATTCTTAGCATATGCTTTTAAAAGTTTTAAACCAGGAAATATAGGTGCTGTAAGTTCTGCACCAAGAGTTACTTGGTCTGCTAATACTTTAGGACCAATAGTTGATCTTCTATCTTTTTGTTTTTGTTCTTCTGATCTAATTAACTCTGCTAATCCTGTTTTTTCTGTAATAACTTTTGTACCTTCTGTTCCAACTAAATTATTTAAGAACTCAGTAAAGATTCCTGTACCTTTAATATTAGATGGCATTACATCTGTGTAGTCTTGAACATAACCTTGACCTGTGCCGCCTGTAACTTTGAACGCAGGTTTTCTTATAAGATCCGCTGTCAACTGACCAAGTGCAGGTAAAACTCTTGCACCAAACTCACCGATTCTAATACCCGTCTCCGCTAATCTATCTCCGTAGTATGCGTAGTTTCTTGGATCGATCATGTCATTTACTAACGCAACAGGGTTCATGGTTTCTCTGTAGCTATCCGCTTTTGGTAATTCAGCATCAGGGTTCAATAAAAAATATTCTAATTCTTTTGCAAAGTCATCGTCAGCACCAACTGCACCGCCTCCGTTGAAACCAACACGGCCACCTTCTGCTGCTTGAAAAGGATCTATATCAGGTTGATCACCAGCACCTTCTTTTAAACCACTTACTAAATCTTGTAAGAAAGCTTCTGCTTTTTCTCCACGTTCAATTCCTTTTGATAAAGCTTGTTCTGGATCTTGCATATCTTGTGCTATTGCTAAAGGCACATTAACAGCTCTTCCTAAGTATGGATCTTTAATTAAATAAGATCCAGCACTAGCTAATGATTCTGCTAAAGGCATTCCTGAAGCCATGCTCATTGTAAAATCAAGAGGAGTTAATGCAATAGCTCCACCGGGTATTTTACTCGAAAGCATTTTAGTAGCATCCATTTTGTTTTTAATAGATGAAGCTCCACTTTTTATTTTATCTAATAATGATCTTGATTCTTCAACAGTTTCTGTAGGTTTTTTGTAATTACCTTTTGTTAAAAGTCTTTGACCATATTTAGTAAATCTATCTAAGTTAGTATCAAAATCTACTTTTTCTCTATAAAATCTTTTTTTATCTTGGTCACTTAATCCTGCTAATTCAAAACCTATATTTTGTTTTTGAGTAGTAATAATTAAATTTTTTAAAGGACTTTTTTTAATACCTTTTGTATGATCTATTATTATATAATCTTTTCCACCTGAACCTTCTTTTATGGCATTGTTAAGTGAAATTTTTTCACCAGTTAATGGATTATCTATTGGACTATTTTTTAATTTTTCAAACTCATTATAAACTTTAGTAACTTCTTTAAATTCTGGGCTATTTAAATCCATGTTTCTAATAGTAATTAATTTATTAGTTTTTGTGTTTCTAAATTTCACATCTTTCATAGTGTTACCACCTACATGTTTATAAAGTTTTCCTCCTTGTTCAACATGTCTTCCAATCAAAGCAAGGGCATAGCTTTTAGCATCATAAAATCTTGTGCCCCCTGTAAATACTTGAGTTCTTGATGCTATAGAAGTAGGAAAATTTTTTGTCATTTTGTTAAATGTTTTTGTAGTGGTTTTAGAAATTGTATCAAGATCTGCATCAGTATAAATAGATCGTGGTTGAGATATTCTAGAAATTATTGCTCTTAATTTAGGAAGAATTTTGTCAAATCTTTTTTTATTATTAGCTGTTAGATATTGTTTAATATTTTGTTTTGTTCCTCTAGCTTCAGATCCCAATTCTAATATAGGTAAATCACCTCTATTTACGTCTTGTACTAATTTATTAAATTTAACTTTTTTCTCATCTACAATTCTTCTATCTCCTCCAGGTCCTTTTTCTAACTTGTTATATTGTTTATCACCTAAAGCTTCTCTAATATTATCTCTTATAGAAACTCTTGATTTAATTTCTGTTTGATCATCTTGATATCTACCAGTTCCAAAAACAGTTTTAGAACCTATGAAGTTATCTATGATATCATCTAAATATATTTTTTTTGATCCAGAAGCTTTTAAATTTTTAACATACTCTCTTATGTCTTCTAATCTTTTTTCTATAACAGGACTTCTTTTTTTATTTTCTTGTGCAATTTTATTTAATTTTTGTATGTCCTCATCTATAAATCTTTGAGCATCTGTTTCTGTTGCAAATACAGCCTGTTCACCACTCATTCCTAAATAGCCTTGTGTATTTTCAGGAACGGTTAAACTTGTTCTTACTCCAAACATACCTTTAAACTGTGGAGGTGTTCTTGAACCACC